GGAGTTTATCGAATACTTACGATGATCCCGCCCCGAAACTCAATAATGTGAGGATGAGCATGCAGCAGATCGCCCGGGAACTCCCCTCGCTGGCAATGGGTCCCCAGATGTTCTTCCTCGCCATTTCCAACAACATTCCCATGTTCACCGACGCCCTGTCGTCAGCCCGCCAGGAGTATGAGGCGCTGACCAAAGCCGGAAAGAAAGCCACCCCGGTGTGGAAGCAGGTGCTTTCCTCACTGTTCTCGTGGCAGACGGCGCTGGCCGCCCTGATTACCCTGTCCGTCGTATACGGGAAGGAGATCGGCGGATGGGTGAAGAGCCTGTTCGGCGTGAAGGATGCCGCCCTGTCCGCGGCGAAAGCCCAGGAAAAGGTGAATGAATCCTTCAGGAACAGCAGCAGTGATGTGGCGGAACAGGTCACTCTCGTCAGGTCCTTGTCCGAAAGATGGAAGGAACTGGGAGACAACATGTCCGATAAAAAACAGTTCATCACCGAAAACAAGAAGGAGTTCGGGAAACTCGGTGTTGAGGTGGGCAACGTGAATGACGCCGAGAACCTGCTGGTGGACAATACGGACGTGTTCATCGGGGCGATGATCCTCAGGGCAGAGGCGGCCGCAGCGTTCAAGCTGGCCACGGAGCAGACGGAGAAGGCCTTGAAAAAACAGAACGAGATAGAGGAAAGGCGGAAGAAGGGCCCGACTTTCTGGGACAGGTTCAGGGCCAATTTCTTCTCTTCCGCGTCCGGATCAGCCACTTATACCCGTCAGGCGGACGCTCCCACGGCCGAACAGCTCAGAGAAAATGATATCTCCGCCCTGGAAGAGGAACAGAAGGCGGCGGAGGATACGGCCAAATCCTATATGGACCTGTTCCTTGCAAGGACAAAGGAATGGAAGGAGAGGCTTAAATCGGCAGGCATAAAGGAAGATGACGGCAGGGAAACCAAGGATACGGGCAAATCGGCCCGGGATTATCAGGACGAGCTCGCCGACGCCCGTATCAGGGCGCAGCAGAAACTTGAGGCGGCACGCATATCGGTCATGCGGGAAGGTGTAAGGAAACGCCAGGCCCTTGCAAGGCAGGAGCTTGACGAGTCGCTCGCGCAGATCGACAAGGAGGAGCGTGACACCCTCAAGAAAATGGACGAGGCCGAAAAGAAACGGGGTGTGAAGTCCACGCCCGAGGAAAGGCAGGCCGTGAAAGACAACGCCTCGCAGCAGCGTCTTGTCGCCTACCAGCAATATGCGAAAGAATTCTATACCGCCGACAAGGAATGGCAGGAGAAGGACCTGCAGTCCTGGATTGACTATAACAGGGAATACGGCACATACCAGCAGAAACGTCTGGCCATCATGCGGGAATATACCCTTAAATCTTCAAAAGAGAGTCTGAACGGGAATGACAAAAGGATGCTGTCCCGACAACGTGACGAGGCGCTGTCCGAACTTGATTTCAACGAACTGAAGGACACCATCAACTGGGATGTCGTCTTCGGCAATCTGGACAAGGTGGCGAAAAAGGAGCTGCAGAAGGTGAAGCGGCAGATAGTCAGCTTCCGCAACAGCCCGGAATTCAAAAAAAGCGCCACTCCGGAACAGATGCAGGTCATCGAGGAAGCCATCGGGAAGATCGACAGCGAGGTCATCGAGAAAGGAGGTCTGTTCGGCAATCTGACCGAATCCATACGGGAATACTCCGAAGCGGTTGATGAACTGACAGCCGCGCAACGGGATTATGACGAGGCCGTGCGGCAATACGGGGCGGACAGCGCGGAAGCGGAGGCCGCTCGAAAGAAAAGGAACAAGGCGGAAGCCGGGGAGCGCAATGCCGGGAACAACCTGGAAGCCTCAAAGGATAAGGCGGTGAGAAACATCACCGCCGTGGCCGATGCGATGAACACGCTGGGCGAGGCGGACATGAGCCTGTCATCCTTCGGAAGCGCGGTCGGGTCTCTGGTGGACACGTTGTCCGCATCCGGAAGCAAGATCGGCGGCATCATCGCGGCCATACTGGCTATCCTTGACCAGATCGGGCAGAAAGGGCTGGAGGGTTTTGTCGGCAACATTCTCGAATCCGTCATGCACGCCGCAGGAGGATTGTGGGACAGCATCGGACGTCTGTTCGGTGTCAAGGGGCTTGGAGGCATCTTCAAGGGAGCCGACTATTCCGGCTATAACGAGATGGTGGACCAGTACAACCGTCTGAACGAGATATGGGATGAACTGATCGACAAGAAAAAGGAATATATAGAGACCAGCTACGGCGCCGAGGCGCAGAAGGTCGGAGAGGAAGCACTGGCCCTACAGCGGACCGCCATAGACTCTTACCGGATACTGGGCAAGGAACGTCTGAATTCGGGAGCCAGCACGGGATCACACTCTATCGGGGTGCGGCAGCGCAAATGGATGTCCTCTCAGGACTGGGCGGCAGCCGGCGCGGCCCTGGGAGAAGACTTCTACAGGTACGGGATCGGGGAAGGACGTATGACCGGGCTGTTCGATCTCTCCGTGGAGCAGCTGGAGAAACTGAAGTCGGAAGCTCCCACATTCTGGGCCAAGCTGGATGATGATGTCAGAAATTACCTGGACAAGATCATTGAAGGTTCGGAAAAACTGGGTGACATACAGGCCCAGATAAAGGAACAGCTCACGCAGATGTCTTTTGACACCATGCGTGACGCCTTCTATGACACACTGCTTGATATGGAAAGCGGGGCGGAGGATTTCTCGGAGGACTTCAGCGAGTACCTGCAGAAGGCTATCCTCAAGACAAGCCTGTCGAAAGTCTACGACAAGAGGCTTCAGGAATGGTATGACAAGTTTGCCAACTACAACAAGGAAGGAGGTATAGATACCGGGGAATACAAGGACCTCCAGCAGGAATGGAACGATATCGTAAAGGACGCCCTGGATGAGCGTGACTCGCTGAAGGATATCTTCGGATGGACATCATCCTCCTCTTCCCAGTCCGGTCGGGTCGGAACCGTCACCTCCATGACCGAGGAGACGGCCGGAAGGCTGGAGGGAATCGGCAACGCGACCCTTGACCATGTCATCAGCATTGACAATAACCTTACGAGGCATCTCGAAGGGATGGCGACATCCCTGGGCAAAATTGCGGGGAATTCGGAGTACCTCAAACACCTCGAAACGATAAACGAGAACATCGCGGAACTCCGGCGCGGTGTGAAACTGAAAACATAGGGCTATGGAAGTGGAGGAAGGATTATTGAAGATAAACGGGACGGACATGGCGTCCCTGGGATGTTTCCTGTACGAGGAGAACGCGAGGGAGCATACCAATTACGACTCGCTGATGAAGCCGCCGAAGATGAAGGAGTACACATCCGTCAGCTACCGGGAGCTTGACGGCGAGGAGCTGCCCGAGACATTGCTTCCCCGTTACGAGGCGAGGGACATCACGCTGAAGATGGCGGTGGTTGCGGATACACGGGCCGGGTGGTTCGAGAACTACAACGCCGTGCTTGCCTTGCTGAAGTCGGGATGGCTGACGCTGGAGGTTCCGGAGATAGGCCGGGCGATGAAGGTCTACCTGAAGGAATATACCCGGTACAGCCAGTTCACGACAATCAGGAATACCGGCCAGCAGGTAGCCGGATTCACGGTTACACTGCGCGAGCCGAAACCTTTTTCAAACAGTGATTAAAAACGATTTAAAAACATCATAAATGGAACTTGAAATCTACGACAGGCAGGGAGCCCTGAAAAGGAAGGTCAGTCCCGATTCATCGTCCCGGTGGACCGAGGAAGTGGGGGCAGAATTCGTGGTGACGGTGAACTTCACCACCTGGGAGTTCTTCGTCCTGTCGGTCGGCGACTATGTGGAGATATCGGGAAAGCGGTTCTCCATAAAGAAGGAGTACCGCCCGAAAAAGACCGACACACAGAAATACACCTACAATATCAGCTTCTACGGCCGCGAGCACGACATGCAGGACTTGTTGTTCTGCCGTCTGAACCAGGGGGAGGATGACCTGGAGTCCGTCTTCGCCTACGACGGCACGCCGATGGAAATGCTGGAAAAGCTGGTTGCGAACATGAACCGCAACACCGACGGTGTGACGTGGCGTGCAGGACAGGCTGTCACCGGAGACCGGAAGACCATCAACTTCAACGGCCTGTTCTGCTGGGATGCGGCAGGCGAGATAGCCGGTGCCTGGGAAACCGAGTGGTGGCTGGACGGGGAATACCTGAACATAGGGAAATGCGAACACGGCGAACGGGTCACGCTCGGCTATATGAAGGGATTGAAGACGGGGCTGACCCAGAATGAGAATTCCAATTCGATCAAATGGTTCACACGGCTGATCCCCGTAGGTTCAACCAAAAATATTGACCCGTCAAAATACGGCTACACCCATCTGCAACTGCCGTCACGGGACAAGTATATCGACCTGAACACTCAATTGGGACTGAAGGAGCATCGCGAGGAAGCGGCCTTTCAGGATATATTCCCGCACCGCCTGGGTACGGTATCCTCGGTAAGGTCCGAGGAGCAGGCAAATAAGGACGGGAAGAAATACACCGTCTATTATGTCAAGGACAAGGATCTGCCCTTCAATCCGGATGAATACATGATCGGCGGCGAGGTGATACACATCACCTTCGAAAGCGGCGACCTCTCCGGAAGGGAGTTCGAATGCAACTGGCATAACGACACACAGGAGTTCGAGATCATCAACACCTACCCGGACGAGAACACCCAGATACCGGGAGGCAACATCATACCGAACGTCGGTGACACGTATATCCTGACGAACATCCGCATGCCGGATGAGTATTACCCGATAGCGGAAGAACAGTACAAGCAGGCGGTTGACAGCTTCCTGACAGAATACAGCAAGGACATATCTATCTATTCCGGTGACACGGATTACATCCATGTGGATAAAAACAGTGTGCCGTTATCGCTCGGACAAAGGGTGAGACTGGAGGACGCGCAGTATTTCGAGGCCGGGTATCTTGACACCCGCATCACAAGGATAGAGAGGAAGCTGGGCAATCTTTCCGAGGCTTCCATTGACTGCTCGTCGGCGGTCAGTACCTCATGGAAGTCATCCGTGGACTCGACACTGAACAATCTGGAATACACGCTGGCGCAGGAGATGGCGCAGGCGTTTATTCGACTTCTGAAAATGGGAGATACGGAATCCCCCAGTGACTATACCGCCTTCTCCTCCCTGAGATCACGTAATGAATTTATCAACAAGAGAAATCCTGATATCGCCAATGAGCTGATCACTTTTTTGAAAGGTCTTTTGGTGGGTAAGAACGGAAGCGGTTGGACTGTATTGGAAGATGGTACGACACAAGCTGTTGTTGACCGCTTGTATGTGAAGATTAAGGCTGTCTTTGACGAGCTTGAAGTAAAGAAGAAGACGCATGTTGGTGGTGAACAGATCATATCTCCGGCCGGTATGAAGTGTGTCAGGGTGGAGGAACTTGATGAGAGCTACCGTTGTTTCTTTTTGTCGGAAGTTGATGGAGTGACAATCAATAACGAATTTACAGTAGGTACATTAGCATTAGCCCAAGAATTTAACATTAAAGAAGGGACATCCCACAATGTATCCAACCGCTACTATTGGCGTGAGGTGACAGGTGTAGGATCTGACTATATTGACTTGAGCAAAACCAATGCCGACAAGGACAGTGATGTTCCGGCTGCCGGTGATGATATCATCGGGCTTGGGCATTTGACGGATATCACCCGTCAGGCAGCTATAATCCTTTCGTCTGTTAATGAAACTTCGCCTTCCATTATTTTTTATCAAGGTATCAACTCTTTCTCTCTTGCCGGGAAAGAAGTCATCGGGCTGGGCTTTGACAAGTCCACCGGACACGCTTATATCAATGTGTATGGTGATGCCTATATCGGTGCCAAGGATGAGAGCACTTACATCCGTTATAGCCAGAAAGGCGGTGTTGATATCAAGGGTATGTTTCATATCGAACAAGGTTCCACTGGATGGCGTAATATGGAAGGTCTTCCGGATGAGATACAGGCGGCTGCCGATCTGGCCCAAAAGGCTCAGGATGCGATAGACAATGCGGCTGTCGGAAGTGTCAATCTGTTGCGTAACTCCGGGTTTACCGGGGATTATGAAAGTGAGACATTGTCCTCTGATACTCAATTGTCTGCTGATACCGAATTATATAGCAAGCAATTAAAGTATTGGACGGGAGTGGCTACCGTATCTGCGGACAGTGAGGCTGTTTCCGGATATTCTGCTGCAATAGGCAGCTTATCCCAGTCCGTATCATTGATTAAAGGGGAAAGTTATGTTATCAGTTATAAAGCAAAGGGTACGTCTGTGTCTGTTTCGTGCGGTTCTTTCAGTGTTTCTCAGCCTCTCACATCCTCTTATCAGAGATATATCCATAAGATTACCTTCAATGGCAGTGGTATATTTCTTATCAGTGGTACCGCAACCGTTTGTGACCTTCAATTAGAGCGTGGAACCATCGCTACCGATTGGAAACCGTCCATTTTGGATAACGACAAGGCAACAGCCGGTTTTCAGTCAATCAATTATATCGCCAGTGCGATCAAAGATGGTTCTGTGGATATCCTTGGTGGTTTGATATTGGCCAATATGATTCAGTTAGGTAACTACAAGGATGGCAAGTTACAGAAGGTCACTGCCGGAGTAAGCGGCATATACAATGACGATGATGATGTGGCATTTTGGGCAGGTGGCACGCTTCAACAGGCTATATTAACCGTAATGAGGTTTCGTAATGATCCTAATTACCAGCCTACGGATGAAGAATGGGCGAATATGGCAAACTTTGTAGCTACTCATGGCGGTAATGCTTTTTTTCGTGGATATATCTATGCTTTGGGCGGATATTTCCGGGGAAAAGTTGAAATAGCCAATGGTAAGATACTGTTGAATGAGGATGGTTCCGGGCAGCTTGCCAATGGGAACATTAAATGGGATGCAGAGGGAAATCCTGAATTTGTCGGGAAAGTGAAAGTTTCCTCACCGTCAGGTTACGAGATAACCATATTCCCTGAGGATGAATATGGGAGACCGTCAATTGATATTCATGATAATGATGGTAATTCGCTCTTAGATATATCCCTTCAATACGGATTGAGCGGTATGGTTCCCCGTATTTTTATGAATGATCCTTCCAATAGTGATGTATTGTATTTTCGCCCGGATAGTATGGTTGCGGAGCAAAAAGGAAGTGACGGTTATATATATCAGACTCAGATAATGGGAGGACGCATAATTATGGTTAAAGGTTCTGAGATTGTATGGGATCAAAACCAATTGCCCAAATAAAATGAAGTGATATGGAACTTAATTCAATAAATAAAACAGGTACTTGGAGTGAGGCGGTAGATCGTCTTAACAACAACTTCAGCAAGACCTCCACTGAAGTGGAGAAGGTCAAGCAGAACGCTATACGCAACAAGGGATTGTTTTCAACAGTAGAAGCATTGCAGGCTGCTGTCCCATCTCCTGTTGTGGGTGACTGGGCTGTTGTGGGGGATACCATACCGGGTCCTCTGTATCAATGTAAGACGAGAGGCGTTTGGAGCGAAACAGGAACAACCGGAGGCGGTGGAAGGGTTGACCTTTCTGACTTCTTGAAAGCCGAGGAGATAGACGATGTTACATTAATATTATAGATAGGAGGTTATATGGCAAAAATATATAAGCTGACCAAAGGTAGTCAAACCATTTACCCGGCAACCACAACCGATGCTGTGGTCAATCCGAATACACGCAAAAATCTTACAGCGGAAATGTCAGAGTTAAATGACAATTTAATGCCTATTGATATTAGCGCAGCGACAGCTGTTGCAAATATAATGAATCTTACTAAAGAACAGGTTAGTATTTACTCAATATTAGAGGATACAATTTTATATCCCACCAAAATTAATACTAATTTTACTAATTACAATGTTCACATATTTGATGTGTCTAATATTGATACTGTACAAATAATTTGTTCTGAGATCAAGGCGTCAGGTAAATCATTGGCGTTTGCTTTTTACAAAAATTTAGAACTTACATCAGATGGATATATTCGTGGTATATCATTTATTGATTTGGGTACTAGTAATGTTAATAAATTTCTAAATGTGCCATTAGATGCAATGGCTTTAGCTATATCTGATAGGGCAGATAATTTGACAAAATGGACAATTAATAAGATCGAATTAG